TACATTTGCTTGAGATGCTTCTACAAGCTCCTCTTCACTAGGTAGTTCTATTTCTTGCTTTACGTTTGGTAAAGACTTGTCTATTTCTGACATTATTTTTCTCCGAGTTCGAAACCACTATAGTCTTTTTTCCTGGAACATTCAACCCCTGTGGGTGAGGTCCCCTCTCTGGTGGTATTGTAGTTGTTAATTTTTTAGTCATCTGTTAATGCCTTATATCCTTGTATACCTAACGATAAGCCTAATCCAGCTAAACCTGCTCTAGAAAGAATCGTTAATCCTAATCTACCTAATCCTAAACTAGCAATTTTTCTAGCAGCCGCGGGCAGCCCTCTTGTTAGTTTTGGTGTTTGTTCTGCAAATGCAGGATACAAATAATTTAATGGATCTGTTGCAATATCCGTTGGAGAATCTCCTTCTGAAATCTGACTTGTAATATCCATAGCTGCTAATGGTGCTAATAGTCCCGGTGATGCCGCAACTCCTAAACCACGTCCTAAAGTTCTAAAACCTGTTTTAACTATACCTGGTTGTTTTCTTTCAATACCAAAACCCCTTGCTTTACCTGCCTTAATTGTTTTAGGTGCAACTGCAGCTGTCGACGCAGCAACAAGTGCTCCTGCTGCTGGTAGTTGGTAATCTAAAATATCAGGTCTTGGTAGTTCTGTTGTTATTGGATCTGTGGCCATTGCAACCAACATATTTTTTTGTTGAGCTTCACTAGATAAATAAGTTGTTGGATCATCATTTCTAAATTCTTTTACAATTGCAGATCCAACTGTTCCAGCAATACCTGCTGCACTAAATGTTTTAAAACCTGGTGATTTTAAAAATCCTAATGCTGCGTTTTTAACTCTAGCTAGTGGTCCACTTTCAGCTGTAAGATTTTTAAATTTGTTTGCAAACTTTTCTGGTTCTTTTGCAACTCTTTCGACACAAGCGTCAACACTTCCACCTTCAGCTTTTGTAATAGTACAAACTGCTTTAAAAGCTTTTGTGCCAGGTTTTAAACTTGCTATAGATTGTAATAATTCTTTTTGTGTTAAAGAACCCTCTGGTAATTTAAAACCAAACCCTTTTTGTTTTACGACGTCTGTCATTTGCTCACCAATAGTTCCCAGTTCTGCAAAACGTTTTTTACCAAAAACTTGTTCTGGCATTCTTAAATCTAAACGCGCTGCTTTTACTCCATGTTTAGCTTCAAAAACTGCAGCTTTATTTTTATTAAAATCTTTTACAAAATTAATAGCTTGGTTTGAGTTTGGACCAAACTGATCTATAATTCCTGTTAATTCTGTAGAAGCTCTAGATAAAGCTCCTTGATATGCTGCTGCAGGACCAGCGTTTATAGTTTCAGACAAAAATCTAGAAAATACAGAGTATGGTGCAAACTGTTGTTTGCCTCCAATACTTGCCCCAACTATCTCATCTACTTCATAATTTTTTAAATTTTTAAATCCTGCATCTTTAAATGCATTACTTAATTTTCTTTGATAAGTTTCAAAAGTTCCTTCTTTAGTTCCTAATTGTTGATCTATTTCAGTTCTGGCAAATCTATATGCTGCAGCATGAAAAGGGTTTCCCCATTTTGATTCTTCAAATTGTTTAATTAATCTTTTGTGTAAAGGTAAATTTTTTTTAATTGTTGTTCCTATAAACTCATCACCTTTAGATCCTCTTGCAATATACAAAACACCATCAGCTAATTTTTGATCTGTTAAATTTAACTTAGGAAATATTTTTTTTGTTTTAACTAAAAAATTTGGATCTGTTAAATTATCATTTTTTAACATGTTCATAAACTTTTTATTGTTTACAAACGCATTAATTCTTTCTTGCATAACTGGTAAAATAGTAGAAGAACGAATATTTTTTTTAAAAGCTTCTATTTGAGACGCTGTAGGTTTTTTATAAAAACCTTCGTTTTGACCTGTTACGGGTCTATATATTTTTTTAACATCTCCTAATATTTCTTGAAATATTTTATACCGTGTGTTTGGTCCACCACTTGAACTTTGCGATTTAGAAATGGATCTTAAATAATCATTGCTCACATTTAGCATTTTAGCTAGCTCTTGCCGTCTTATAAGACCTTTACTCTCTTTTAAAAATTTATCAATTTTAGGTATTACTGTTCTAATAAATCTAGATCTTTGCGGCATGTTTACATCCATCCATTCTTTGCCGCCGTTTTGTTTTATAAATTCATCAATAAATGGTTGTAAATATTTTTCAGATGGTCTGATATTTATATCTCTTTTGGAAAACGGTCTAGGCATTAAACCTCCAGGATCTTGGCTAGGCCACCGCCTTTAAATCCTATTGGGTCAAGACCTAATCTTATTTGTATATCTTTGATGGCATCTGGAAAGTCATCTGGATTTTTTAAAACTAAATTTAGTTGTTTCATGTATGCAGTTTTTTCTTTACCAACTAAACTTTTGTCCATAGCAACATTTCTAAATAATCTTGAAATATCTCCTGCTTCAATACCATATTTACGTAAAGCTTGATAACCCATCTGTGTGCCACCTTTCTCTAAATTTTTAGCTCTCATTGCCATACCCAAAGCTTTACCAACAAGTCTTCCTGCCATAAAACCTACACGTCCACCATCTTGAAATTCAAAATCACTAGGGTCAACAGTTTCTGGATTAAAGAATCTACTAGTTATTGTATTACCTCTTGCATCTTTTATCTTAACTAAATTTTCTGCAAATTTTTGTATATCATCCGCACCATCTAATTTTGTAACTGCCGTTGCAACTTTTGGTCCAAAATATTTTTGCACTAATAATAATGGATCACCTAATCCTGCGCCTCCACCTTCAGTCATAAATTTAAAATCATCTGCCTCCATAATTGATGACAAAGTTGTGCCTGTTGGAAAATCTGGATCTTCTAAATCTTTTACTCTGTTTAAAAATTCTCTAGCGTTTGCTCTAGCCACTGGTTTAGCTGCAGGTGTTACTCCTGCGTTTAAATAAATTTTATTTACAATATCGTCTATAATTAAATTACTGCCTTTGACATTTTTAATTGCCTCAAGTCCTGCACCTGTAAATGGTGCTGCAATATCATCTGGTCCGCCACGTGAGCCTGGTGGTGGTAAATCAATACCTTCAGCATCTAAAATCTCCATTATTTCTTTTGAGGGTTTGTCTAACATTTTTTTTATTTCAGCATCAGATGCTGTTGGAAAACGTCCTCTTATTTCTATTTCTGCGTCAGACATTGAGTCTGATAATTTTTTAGCCTTTGCTTCTAATCTTATACTTTCGTCTATTTCTGACTCTCTTGCTTTTTTTAAATTTTCTAAAACTTCATCGCTAGGTGCAAATCCAGTTGCTCCAAAATTTTCTGAAGTAATTGGATCACCAACTTTATACTTTGTTGGATCCCCTCCTTGTCTCAAAGACATCAAACCTGCTTTATCTAAATCAGGAGTTCTTGTTGCAAGATCCGTAATATTAGCCGGTCCTGGAGGTGGATTGTAAATTGAATCCATCTTCTGCATATTTGATAATAATTTATTTGCTTGTATGTCGTTAAGTTTATTTCCAACAGCATACCCGACAGAGCTTGTTAATTCTTCTATTGCTTTTGATTGTGGTAATATCGATAATGCGTCTGTGTTAATGTCCATCTCGAACATTAGCTCTGGAGATTTTCCTTTACCTAAAAAAGAAATATTGGATCGAGTACCAAGGACATCATTGAGATTGCCTCCAAGTTTTTGAAACAATTGTACGATTGCATCTACTGTTTGTTTCCTAGCCATAATACTCTAACCTACTCCTATCAGGCAGCGGTTCGTCTTTGTAAGAATCTCTGTTACGAACTAAGCCACCTTGTTTAATACGCATAATCGCCTGGGTCATAGAGTCGACATAGTCATCGTGATCTCCATGTGGAAACGACGCGCATTCTTCCACAACTTCTTGAGCGAAATGTTGGTGCATAGGAGCCCAGATCATCCCCATCTCAAAAAGTGGTGATACTGAATTTACTCTTGCATGCTTATCATTTCCTCGGCTCGGTGTAAAGTTAACAACTGGAATTCCCATATCTCTTAATTCAGCCGTCAAGGGTATCCCTGATGCCTTGGCCTCGACTATCACCATATCAGGACGCCAAAATAAATACTCTTCGTGGGCAACTTTCTTTAGTTCTGGAAACTCATATCTATCTTTGAAAGCGTTAAGTAATATTATCTGAGGGTTTTCATCCTCTGTTTTAAACACTCCCCACGTG